GGCGGACCCCGCCAGCGACAAGCAGATCTCGTTCATCACTCGGCTGGCCGAGGAGCGCGACACCAGCAAGATCGGGACCTTCCCCCGGCGGACCCTGGACGCCATCACGGGCGGATCGGCCCACACCGTGAGCAAGAGCCGCGCGTCCCGGCTGATCGAGGTCCTGACCCGCCAGCCCGAGACCCGGACCCCGGAGCAGGTCCGCCCGGTGGGTCCGGCCGCGAGCGAGGCGCAGATGGCGTTCCTGCGGACCCTGTGCGAGGAGCAGGGCCAGGAGGTCCCCCAGACCCCGACCAAGGCCGAGGCCAGCGCGCGGATCTCGGAGCTTCTGGAGAACCGCAAGGGCGGCCAGACCCGGACCCCCGCCAAGACCTCCGGGGTGACCGAGGACGGCATGTACCAGACCTCGGACGGGTCCGTCTACAAGGTCCAGATCGCCAAGCAGGGGTCCGGCCGTCTGTACGCCAAGAAGCTCACCGAGCACGACGGCGAGTGGTCTTTCGAGTACGCCGCTGGCGCGATCCACCGACTGACCCCGGCGGACAAGATGACGCTGGAGCAGGCGCAGGAGTTCGGCAAGCTGTACGGCGTCTGCTGCCGCTGCGCTGCCGACCTCACCGACGAGGACAGCATCGCCCGGGGCGTTGGCCCGGTCTGTGCGGGGAAGATGTGATGCAGACCAAGGAACAGGTCGCGTGGGGTCGGCTCTCGGAGTCGGCCCCACGCGGGCGTTACGAGCACGCTCGCTCGTGGCAGAAGCGCGAAAACCGACGAGCCAACTTCCGGGCTAAGGTCTCCCGACAGCCGTCCGGCTGTTGGCTGTGGCTCGGTCAGTCCCCGCTGAGGGGCGGCAAGCCGTACCCGTTGTGGAGCGTGAAGGTGCAGGGCAAAAGCCTGCAACGGTCGGCGTTCGTGTGGATGATCGGCGAGTTCTTCCCCGAGCTGTCCGCCACCCTCCCCCATCGCACGTACACCTCGTGCGGTGAGTCCACGTGCATTGCCCCGACGCATCGCATAAACGGCATGCTAACCGCCAACCGCATCACGCCCGAGCAGGCTGCCGAGTTGTTCGGCATGAAGGGCAAAACGGACGCCACGGCGGTGGCGGAGAAGTTCGGCATCAGCCGGAACCAGGTGTTGTCGATATGGCGCGGCAGATACTGGGGCGACGTGACGGGAGCAGTGAACCAAACCAAACGGCGCAAGGTCACGCCCCCGGACGTTGTCGACGCCATCCGCACCCGTTACGGCCAGGCCAGCAGCCGAGTTGTGGCAGAAGAATTCGGCGTAAGCTACAAAACCGTACTGCGCATTTGGAACAACGAGCACCGTGGCTTGTCGCAGGAGCAAACCCCATGCTAGGCTGGCGGTCCGCACGAGAGACAGGAGGTCGGCCATGCCGCTCAGCGAGGCCGCCAAAAAGTTGTTCCCCTGGGACGAGAACAGCCCGCACGCCTGCACCGAGGTGATCGTGGAGGGCAACACCTTCCGGTGCCCGTGCCGTTGCGGGTACAAGGGAAAGTCGGTCACGTCGTCGCCCTCGCATGCGTACAACGCGACCAAAGTGCACGCCGACAACGAGAACCGCCGGGAGGGCGCCGGAGGGCAGAAGGTGGCCCCCGATGACTACACCCGGGGCGGTGAGCCGCCGCGCGCCGTGGCTCGTGCGTCCCGCGCGGCCTCGTCCGGGGCTTCCGTGGGGTCTTCCCGGGCCTCTCGTGGTACGCCGGGCACTCCGTGCGGGTGCGGCTGCGGAGAGCCCTCCGGTGGCCTCTTCCGGCCCGGACATGACTCGAAGCTCCTGAGCCGCCTGCTCGGTGAGATCCGATCCGGCTCCAAGACCCTCGCCGACGCACACGCCGAGATGACCACCATCGGCACCAGCGAGGTGCTCAAGGAGAAGCTCGCCAAGAAGGTCAACGCCTAGGGGGGGGCGCGTGACCTGAGCCGGATTGTGCCCACAACAACCCCCATGCTAGTGTGGGCACATGGCAGAGGATACCCGGCAGTGCACGGACTGCAACGAGGTTAAACCCCTGTCGGAGTTTCCGGTGGTTAACCAGGTGTACCGTAGACGTCGGTGCGTCGAGTGCCACAAGGCGCACCGACAAGGGTATAGCGACCGGAACCGAGAGAAGATCCGCACAAAGGCCCGACAGTATTACGCGGACAACACCGATCAGGTAAAGGCGTCTGTGTCCCGGGCAGCCAAAAAGTATCGACGGTCATTGAAACTCGAAGCCATCGAGGTGTACGGCGGTCGGTGTCAGTGCTGCGGCGAGGACGAGCTGGCGTTCATGACGCTCGACCACGTAGAAAACAACGGGGCCGAGCACCGACGCGAGCTGAAAGAGCTAGGCGTCAAAGGATCGGCAGCGTTCTATAAATGGTTGAAAAACAACCAGTGGCCGAAAGGCTACCAGGTCTTGTGTTTCAACTGCAACGTAGGACGTCACATCAACGGCGGGGTTTGCCCGCATCAAGAGACAGGGGAGGTGATGCCCTAATGACCACTGCTACTGACGTGACTACCGGACGCCCCGGTGCCATCGTGATCTCGTACTCCGAACTCGACACGTTCAAGCAGTGTCCGTTAGGGGCACACTGCACAAACACCAGCTCGGTTATGTCGAGCGTTGGACGCAGCCCAAGGACGAGCGCACGGCCGCCGGGCGCGGCACCATGTGGCACCAGATCCTCGACTCGCACTATACCGCCTTGAAGCACGGGGGCGGCAAGCGCGAGGTGACGGGGGCGGTGGCGGAGCGTGTCCAGGAATTCCGCCAGGCAGGCAAGGACCCCGAGGTAATCGACCTGCTCATGTGGATGTACGAGGGCTACCTGGAGAAGTGGGGTCTTGACGACGAGTGGGAGATCCTGCGTGTCGAGTACAAGGCCGTCGTTCCTCTGCGGTACGCGAACGGTCGTCTGTCCCGGTTCGACCTCAAGATGGTCATCGACCTGGTGGTCCGTAACCGGCGCACAGGCAAGGTATGGCTGATCGACCACAAGTCGCACGCCAACCTCCCCAAGGAACGCGAGCTGGAGCTTGACGACCAGTTCGGGCTCTACACGTGGGGTCTGCGCGAGATGGGCCACAACGTGTTCGGAGCCATCTACAACACGGCTCGAACTCAGCGCAACAAGGGCGACAAGCCGGACGTTGTCGAGGAGTGGCACCGCAAGAAGGCCGCTGGGGAGAAACCCGGGGCGTTCCCGAAGTCGCAGACTCTCGAAGAGCGGTTCGACCGGTACCTGATGTCGAGGACCCCGGTTGAGGTCGACAACATCGCTCAGGACGCCCTCGCCACTGCCCGCACGATGTACTCGAAGCAGAACCAGGGCGAGCGGCACACCAACAACGACACGTGCAAGTGGAAGTGCGATTTCACCGAGGCGTGTCTGTTGGGCCGCAAGACCTCCGGCGAACGCGAGCGTGCGTTCCTCGGTGACATCGGCTTTAGGCAGGACTTCACGCGTCACTGACGCCTCGTGGGCCCCGTTGTTTACGGGGCCCACAGGTGTATCAAGGGTCACATGCACACCACTTGTCTCTGTAGCAAGTCCCATGGTAGGATCGTTGAACACTGAACGACCTACCAGGGAGGTGGCGCATGGACCGCAGGGTTTGGCGCGCACGAGCCCAGGGTGGATACACCCGGGTTTTTGAGATCGAGAATGGGGCGGAGCACTCGCCGACCATCTCGGTCAACAAGCGAGTTTTCGGCGATCAAATCGCCCGTAAGCTGAACGAGGCTTACAGCTTGGGAGCGGCTGACTCCAAGCCGGACCACGTGCGGGAAGCCAAGATCAAGATCGCCGATATGCTCCAGGAGATGGGCCACGACAAGGCCGCTGACCTGGTGCGGAAGGCTCCGATCGGGTAGGGCTTGCGCCAGCGACAACCCCCATGCTAGAATGGTTCTACCAGCCGGGGAGAAGCCCCCACTCACTGGCTGGCCTCGCGGAGTCTGGGCTAACCCCCCCGGCTCGGGCTTCGCGAGGGCGCCCGGTTAGTGTAATGGCAGCACACGAGCTTCTCAAGCTCGTAGCACGGGTTCAATCCCCGTACCGGGTACGCAGGGGGTGGCGGCAGCTTTCGGGAACGTTCGAGTCCGATGATTCGAGCCAGCGCCTGAGGAAACCGCCACCCCCGCATAACTTGATACGGCCCGGGGCCGAACGTGAGCGCTCGTCACGCGCTCTGTATCTCGCCTGTTTGAGCGAGTGCGGTCGGTGGAGGTGAAGGCTCGGGAGTGGGAGGGAACCCCACACAAGAGGGACCGTAGCTCAGTCGGTAGAGCGCCTGCACCCGGGGCCCCCGCGAGGGGGTGCGCGCAGGAGGTAGCTGGTTCGAATCCAGTCGGTCCCACTGTCGTCGGTCATCCAGGGTGGGTGACGCAGCTACCTGGCTCCGGCTGCGGGCAGCGGGTTCGAACCCCGTCGACGACACCAAGGCTCGGTCTGGCCCGGTCACCCGACCAAATAGACCATGAATGAACTAGGAGAGAATCAGTGGCAAAACTGGTAGCGCTGGACGAACACGAGGAATTCGTGAACGCCCTGTACTTCGGTGAGGCCGGTTCCGGTAAGACCACGGCGGCAGCGTCGATGGCCAAGCTGGGTGACGGCATGATCATCTACGTCGACGCCGAGGCCGGTCTGAAGGTCCAGCCCATGCGCCGACTCGGCATCCCGACCGGTCGCATCATGCGGTACAAGGTCGAGACGTTCGACGACCTCCAGAACCTCTACTGGCAGGCCAAGGCCAAGCTGGAGGAGGAGCCGGGCAGCATCCTGGGCATCGTCTTCGACTCCTTCACGGAGATTCAGAAGAAGCTCCTCGAAGGCATCGTGGACGCCCGGTACGCGAAGTCGCTGGCACAGGCCAAGCGAGGCGGCTTCGAGGTCAAGGACGACCCGTTCGCGACCGATCGCGACGAGTACGGCAAGATGACCGAGATGTGTCGTCGTACGGCGCGGCAGTTCCGCGACCTCGACTGTCACACGGTCTTCGTCTGCCTGGAGCGGCGAGACGTCGACAAGGAGGGGGATGGCGGCATCTTTTACCGCCCTGCCCTCACTCCGGCGTTCGCGACCGACCTGATGGGCTACGTCGACGTAGCGCTGTACATGAGTCAGGAAGAGTCGGAGGACATCAACGACATCTCCAGGTTCGTGGCCGTCACGCGTCCCATCGGCAAGTACCGGGGCAAGGACCGTTACGGCGCTCTGCCCCCGTCGTTCCCCAACCCCACCTTCGACCGCGTGGTCGAGTTCGTCCGCGACGTCGAGTCGGAGCCCGAGAACAAGTGGTCCAACGACCCGTACGTCCGGCAGCGGCTGATTCGCATTGGCGAATTGCCCGACCCGAACGCGGAGTCCACGGACGTCGGCGTCTGACGGTCTCCGGCGGCTAAGCTTAACGGCCGCAAACGCCCTACTTGCGCAGGGAACAACCCCCATGGTAGGGTAGTACCACACCGGGGGGCACGGCACCCGCCACCGCCCCCCGGTCACAAAACGGCTCCGCCCGGTCGTAATGGCCGCACTCAAGCGGTCAAGGGGCAGACAGAATCCGAGCAGTACCGAGAACACGAGGTGGCACAAATGCCGAAGCTCAACCAGGAAATCGCCCAGAAGGTCGAGAGCGCGGAGGACGGTTTCGTTCCGGTCCCCGAGGGCGTCTACACCCTCCAGCTCCTGGAGGACGTCGAGGTCAAGGACGGCAAGAAGGCCCCGTACTGGCGCTGGACCTTCGCCATCCCCGAGGGCCACGAGTTCGCGGGCCGGAAGTTCTGGACGAACACCAGCCTCTCCGAGGCCGCGTTCTTCAAGCTGAAGGAGACGTTCGCCGCGTTCGGCGTCCCGACCGACACCGACACCGAGGACCTGGTCGGCAAGAAGGTCAAGGCGCTCATCCTCCAGCGCACCATCCAGGGCGGCAGCCGCGCGGGCGAGATGGGCAACGAGATCGACAAGCTCATGCCGCTCGACTCGGATGACTCCGCCGTCTCGACGGAGAAGGCCAGCGCCAAGGGCAACGGCAAGGGCGGCAGCACCGACGAGCCGATGTTCTGATCGGCTGACGCCCTGACCACCCGGTGAGTCTCGACCCCCCGCCACCGCCCCGGCGGGGGGTCGAGCCGTCTCTAAGGAGCCAGAGACAATGACAACAGAGGTTGCCACGACCACCAGCGTGATGGACGCGTGGCGCGAGTACAACGAGCAGGGGCTGCAAGTCTTCCCGCTCAAGCGTGGCGGCAAGAACCCTGGAACCGACTTCGGCATCAAGTGGAAAGAAGACTGGATCAAGGTTGGCCGGGCCACTTGGCCGGACCTCGCCCAGACCTACGAGTCCGGCGCATACGGGCTGTGGCTGGCAACCGGCCAAGTGTCCAAGCGCGTGGTTCTCGACCTCGACCGACCGGAGGCCGAGACCTACTGGCGCAAGCAGCTTGGTGACGTGATCTTCGATCGAGCGCTCAAGGTGCGCACCCGCAAGGGCCACCACCTGCACTTTCGTATTCCGGAAAGCGACACCCGCACATGGGAGTCGCACAGCGAGGAAAGCGAGATCGGGTACGACTTCCGGGGCGATGGCACCGGGGTCGTCATGCCGCCCTCGGTCCACGCGAGCGGGGTCACGTACGAATGGGTGGGTGGCGAACTGCTCGACGCCCCCGACTCGCTCCGTAAGGAGAACCAGCCCAAGCAGGTGCAGGCCCGGCAGTCCGGACGGAACACCAACGCCAGCAGTCTGGCCGAGTTGCTGGCACTGCCGCCAGACGACCCGGGGCGAGGGAACAACTGGCTCACTCGCGTAGCGGGTCACCTCGCCAAGATGGAACGGCGGTACTACGACCGGTACATCGGCCTCCTCCGTAACGTCAACTGGGCCTCATTGGACCCGATCGAGGAGGCGGCATTCATGAAGACGGCGGAATCCATCTGGAATTCGGAACACAACAAGTCGGACACCCAGACGCAGGATAACGGCTGGTTGGTCGGCGACGGCAAGAGGCTGTACACGCTGGTCGAGGTAGGCAGCGGCGACGACAAGAAGCTCATTCCCCAGGAGTGGGCCGACTTCGACGTCCGCGTGCACTCGATCACTCGGGCGCAGGACGGCACCCTGGTCTACACGGTGGATCTGTTCACCGACGACCACGTGTACGAGTCCGTACAGCTCGATCCCGCCATCTTCAGCAGCGACACCAAGATGACGCAGTGGCTGGCGATCCGAGGCGCCACCATCCTCCCCCCGCCTTACGACAAGTACGCCGGACACAGCAACCGGGCTCGTCTCGCGAAGTACCTCAAGAACCAGCAGGCTGCCAGCTCGAACGCCGTGCGTCACCTGGGCTGGAATTCGCAGCTCAAGGAGTTCATCGTTCACGAGGGCGTGGTGGGCGACGCCGAGATCAAGCCGCACGACGGATCGGTGCCCGACTCGGTTCTCACCTCGTGGGCGCCCTACCGGTACGGGATCGTGTCTGACCAGGAGGCGACCGAGGTTCTGTCGGAGGTGCTGACGTACCAGGACGAGAACGTCACGTCGGTGTTCGCTGCATGGTGGGCGATGGCGATTCTCAAGGGCCGTTTCCAGACCTCGCAGTTCCCGTTCATGTCGATCGAGGCTCCGTCGGAGTCTGGCAAGTCCACGGGCTTTTTCGCCATGATGGTAGGCATGGCGGGCAACACAGGCGGGCACGGCCGGTACACCGCCCCTGCGTTCCGGGACGCCCTGGCGGGGCACCGTAACGGCATCACCTGGCTCGACGACATGACCGAGATCAGCGACCTTCAGGACACTATTCGCCAGCTCACCGCTGAGGGTCACACTAGCAAGAAGGGAACCGACCGCCGGGAGACCGAAACGGTTCAACTGCTGTGCCCGTTGGTGGTCTCCGGCGAAGGTCTCGGCTCGGTAATGAGTGAGAAGGCCATGCGCGACCGGGCGATCTCGATCGAGGTCACCAGCCCCAAGGGGCGCCGTTCGCTAAAGGACCCGAGCCGCCCTCAGTGGGACGACATCCAGGAAATGCTCAGCCGATACGGCGGTAAGCCCGAGGACATGACGGCGGTGGCGGGCACGCTCGTCTCGCTGATCCACCGACGGGCCGACCTGCTATCTCAGATGAAGGAACTTCGGTCGTCCTCCGGGCGTCACGGCGACAAGATGGCCATCATCCGCATGGGCGCCCGGATCATCGCCGACATCACAGGGGACGAGGGCCACATCGAGCGGGTCGACGCCTGGTGTGAGCGCCAGCAGGACGAAGGGTCGGTCAACTACGCGATCGGCGAAATCGTCCCGTGGTTCCTGCGGTCCAACCTGATCCCGACCTCGGCCCGGGGTCACCAGGCTGCTTACTACGACGGAGCAGCCGACACAGTGTGGGTGAGCCCCCAGCGGCTGGCCGACGCGTGGCGACTGCGTAACGGTCTGTCCGGCCGTGAGCGACAGCTCGGGACCGAAGACGCCATCCGCGCCGAGTTGAAGGCGAACGGCGTCGACCTGAAGGGCAAGCCCAAGTGGGTTGAACGCAACTCGGACGGCAAGGGCCAGAAGGCGCGTTACTGCGCCCTTGAGGGGGCCCTGTCGGCACTGATCATGGACAAGGTCGGTGCCACGATGGACGACCCCGACGCCGACGACTGAGCAGGACCACGAGCCCCCGCCACCGCCCCCCGGTGTGCGGGGGCTCAGGCGTGTGTCCGGGCGGGCTCCCGTGGGGTCTCCGGCGGGCTGGCAGGGCCGCCCCGGTACTCGTGGCCGCCGGGGTGCTCCCAGGGCCTCCCGTGGGCCACGGAGAGCCGCCGCAGTCTAACCATCCGGAAGCCCCGGGGGGATGGGTACACCGGGGGCCGTTACCCCTGGTGTTACCCCCCTCCGGTGCAGTGACTCGCGGTGATTTCGGTTTCCCAACTCGTCAGGGGGGTAACACCCTGCAGAGATGGGGGGTAACGGCCCGAGACCCCCCCAGTGTTACCCATGCTGTTACCGTTGTCGGAAGCGCAAGTTACCAACTAGTAACCCCCTCTGACCGGCCAGGCTTTTTCCAGACAATAACCATATTTAATAGGGGGGTAACGGGGGTAACACTCCCCCGGGACCGTGGCTCAGGTGTGGGGGGCTCTGGTGTTCTCCATGACTCCCCGTTACTGTTACCCCCCACGTGCGCCGTGCAGTCCGGCGGGTGTTACCCCCCTCCCTCGTACCGGGTTACTATTCTTTTTGTTGTTAGGACAAGTCCCGTGGTAGGATGGCCCCCGCAATTAGCCAGCCGAGACGTCCAGGGGGACCTATGACCGCTTCCACCGAAACCACCCAAGAGATAGACTACGTGACCTGCAACACCCTCGAAATACGCCTTCCCGTCGTGGCCGAGCGCCACCGCCCCCAGAAGACTTCCGTCTGGCGTCGTCTGACTCGTCGTTGGGACGACGTTTGGCCGCCCCTGGTCGGTTGCTTCCTCGGTTTCAGCGGCGCCGTCGGCCTGTGGCTCGTGTTCCTCAT